TGATTCTCCCGGAATCAACATCGAAGTCAAAGATCGCATCATCCTCTTCATCATCGGAATCGGCTTCTTCGATCGGCTTCATCTTCGGGTCTGGTTCTTTCGGATCTCCGGCGGCAAGGAACCAACCAAGACCGCGCATGGCTTGTTCAATATCATCCGGAATCCCACAGCCATATAGTAGCTTCAGCGCGATAGCTACCCTTTCGTGCTCTTCATACTCATCATCTCGGAGGCACTGGCTTATCTGGATGCCGATCCGAAAGTCTGTCCGGATCAAGTACCCTTCAAAATCTGACGGGTATCCGTCCAGCATAGCATTGATCATTTCGCGCCCTGTCTCTGTGCGCTATACTTCTGCACCGGAGAAAACTTCGCGCTGTATTTATTGATAATAGGGATAAGCTGTTCAAATAATTCCCTTACCAGATCAACATCCGGCACGATATCACCAAACACTTTCTTACAGGTTCCTTCGCCAAGCAGGTTATCGATATCAGCCATAATCTCCCTATGCGCTGTGCTATAGTACTCCAGCTGCTCTTTTATCTTATCGTCGCCCTCAAGTGCGGCGGCGTCTTCTTTCAACTTCTCAAGTCTGGTCTGTAAATTGCTGTACAGCTGCATGAATCTGTTCGGCAGATCTGCATCGCCGAAGTTCAATTCAATATAATCGCCGTCGTCATTTACTTCAATTCGAATTACTTTTCGGTTAAGATTTAATCTTTCCATGTGTAAGCTCCTTTCTGAAAAAGGAGGCAGCCGAGAAAGGAAGCGGCCACCTCCCCATGCATGTTTATATCATCTGACTTGCAGCTGATATTTAGGTGAACACCTTCGTGGACGGGTTAAATGTTCCGGTAACCGGATCACCCTTGAAGTTGATCGTGAATCCAATGGAAACAGGATCAGATGCAGGACCACCGAAGTTATCGATCTGGATGGATACATTCTGCTTCTCAGCCGGATATGCGCCGGATGATGCTTCTTCCCATGCATCCACGTTCACGATAGTTGTCTCGGCATCCTCGCCGATCGCGCGAGACTTTCTCAGGTTGTTGATGAACTCGAAGATATCTTCGCCCTTCTTAGCCTGGAGCGTTACCGCTGCATTCGGCTGATAGCCGGTAATCTGTGTATCAGCGCTGTCCTGATTGATGAACTGCTCTGTCTTTGTCTGCGGATTGTACGCAATCTGCAGTTCCGTAGCGCCATGACCGATCAACGCATATGTCGCGGTAGATTCGCCCGGAGTGGTGTCCATGAATGTCATAAATAATGATCTTTTCATAGTTGTTTACCTCTTTTCGTAAGTGAGATTAAAGTTACACTGGTACTCTTCGCTGCCATCTTCCAGACGCCCCACAAGGGAGCTTGTCGTTGTCCTTTCGATCGCAGTAATCGTACGGCCACCAGTAAGAGCCGGATATTCCTGATGCTCAATCCACTCCCCGAGTCCGTCCAGAATGTTCTGCTTTGACATGCGCTGTGCGACGCTTGTCGGCTTGCACCTGTACAGGATGAAGAATGGAAACTGACCATCAAAAACATCTTCTCCCGGCATGCAAAGATATTCGACCAGCTTGACAGCTCCCTGCTGGGAAAACACTGCCAAAGGATTCTTATCGTCTACATACTGCCATGATGCTTTCACACCGGATGGCAGTTCGGGATACTGGTTGATCAATAGCAGGATAGCTTTAGATATCAGGTTCTGTTCTGCGATTGATAATGCCGTCAGATTGTCTTCCATCATCCGCCTCCTGCCAATTTTCTAACGCCTGCGGTCCAGGTTTTTTTACAGATGCCTTTGGCTTTTTCAAACCAATAAGCGCCTGTCCCGGGCGTGTGGTAAGTTAAATCAATGTCTGTAAGTTTTTTCGGCGCAGGTCCTACCATAACCTTGCCGTAATACAGATACCTCGCATATGGTGATGACCACACCACCTCACCGGATCCGAGCTTCGTTCCGAGCCTCGCTGACTTTCGGAGGACACCGTTTCTGAATGGCACATGCCGATCGCTGTCAACGATCACCTGATTATCAAGCCACTTCTGCGCCCGATCATATTGCCCTGGAAAGCGGTTAGGATCGAGATCAAATACAACACCGCCATTCGTCATATGGACCTTGCGAAAATCGTTGCTTGCCATTATTTACCACTCACTTCCAGATGCGGAATGATGTCGAACTCATCGACACCGGCCACGGTGTAGCAGTAATCGTACTTGCCGCGCATGTACTCCGCGAAGTTATCCCGTGTATGATCCTCACTGGATGTATCGCCTTTTACGAAGAAGTCGCCTTCATCAAAGGTGAATTTCTCGGACTTGTCTGCAAGTGCTCGCCATGCTTTCGGCGGAACGTATCCGCTACCGATGTGGTGCACATACAGCTTTGCATTGATCGCTTCCTGTACGCCTGTCGAGTTGAACCTCGATGACTGCCTTGGGAAGAGCGCAACCTTCGTCAGAACTGTCGGATACCACGTCTCTTCATAATCGGCTTCCTGCCGGTTGTATACGGTTACGGTATCTGTATAAAATACTCCGCTCATCATAACCCCCAATACAGAAGACCTGTATTGTAGAGGTACTTCCGCGCGGCTTCAAACTTCAGCTCATCCTGTGCCTTTACGCTTCCGAGAGCTGCAGCCACTGTGCCGGATGCTTCAAAGTAAGTGATACTTTCACCACCTGCGGACTCCGTCTTGACTGCCTTCTTATCTCCGGATGCATATGCGTCGATCTGGTAGTTGATCTCAGCAATAGCACAGATCGCTTTTTTGATCGCCGTCGTATAATCAACAGAGCCTTCGATCTCGGCAAGCCGTCCAAGAGTCAGCCTGTCGAGATCTTCCTCGGCTCTCGCTTCTGATCGCGGAAAGGATTCCTCCGGGATGATGTTGCCGAGATATGTCCCGCTGTAATAAGCGTAATCAACAATCGCACTCATCCCAAATCTCCTCCTTATGCGAAGTCTACAAGCAGATCTTCATCAAGCGCCTGGATACCGTAGAGGACATCGAAGGAAATCTTATCCTTCTTTGTATCCGGATCGTAGCTGAAAACAACACGAACTGCGAGACCGTCTGCGGATGCTACATAGCTGTTGGAGTTGCCCAACGGAAGCTCCAGAGCTCTTGTAACAAGTGCAAGACCGTTTCTGTGGAAGCCAAGCGCATGCGCTTTCTTGATCAGGAACGCATCTGTAGCTGTGAATGTTGCCGGGATATCCTGGTCAACCTTCAGAGTACCTGCACCGGAAGAAAGTGTGAGATCTTCTGTAACAGTGTACAGATAACCGTTTACGATGAGCTTGTCGCCCTCTTTGATCGTACCTGTCTGAGCCGTACCAGCAGATACAGTCATCTGCGTAGCGCCTTTTGTACCTGCTACCTTGTAAGCCGTAGCTGTACCCGGTGTCGCACTCACGTTCTCAGGGCAGTTCTGATCCATGAAGGACTCGCAGCTGTAGACCTTACCGATCTCAGCCTCCCGGAGAGCCTTGGAATCGCCGGCATAACACTGCTTTGCGAAGTTGTCGAGTGTGTTGTACTTGTACAGAATCGTAGGCGGCATTACGAGACGTCTGTCGGATCTCGGAGCCTTCTTCTGGTCGAGTACCTTGCCAACACCTGCGATATCTGTGATCACGGGTGTGCCGGAAATTGCTACAGTGTTAGCTGCCTTCTCAACACCGACTGCGAGCAGATCTTCATCCACCTGAGAAGCGATCGCTTTCATGGAGGGCTCGATAACCTGCTTACTGAAGTCTTTGATATCGAGTGTCATCTCTTTGGAGCTTACGTTAACGGTGATGTCGCGGAAACGATCCATCTTAACCGCTACGCTGCCTTCTGTGATATCCTGCGCGGATACCTGTCCGGTAAAGTTCTTTGCCGTGAATTTCGCGGGCTTTCTGACTGTGACCGTATCACCTACTTTGACGAACTCGTTAGAGTAGTCGCGGTGTACGAGATTAGCCATAACAAGGTTGGCCTGTAACTGTGCCAGCGCTTCATTTGCGATAATGCTGGGTGTAAGTAATGTGTTTCCCATGTCTTCTCTCCTTACATGTTCTGCTTACGCCACTTCAGGTACGTTTCCGTATCCATCTTAGCCGGATCGCCGGTGATCACTTCCTGTGTTCCGCCGCCCATCGGCTGGGTAAAAGTGGCTTTGTTTTTATCACGTTGCTGTTGAGCTTCGTCAACAAAGGCAGATGCGTCCTTGGCTTTGATCGTCTCCAGCATGTCACCGAGTCCGATGATCTTGCCGTCGATCAGTTTCAGCCCGGCACCCTTGATCTCATTCATGACGGCCTGCTTCGCATAGTCGGATGAGAACTTGATCTTCTCCATTTCGCCGCTTAAAGCATCAGCAAAATCTCTGTCATAGATCTTCTGCTTGTATTCCTTTTCAGCTGCTTCCGCCTTCGCCTTCCATTCATCTCTTTCCTTCTGGATCGCATCGAAATCTTTTCCGTCGAATCCCTTCAGGGTATTCTCGGCATCTTCCGCACGCTTCTTCCAGTTCTCAAGATCAGCTGAAAGTGTGTCTGCTTTTTTCTGCAGATCCTTCATGTCCTTGATGTCTTTCCCGTTTTCCGCAAATACAAACTTGATCTGCTCCTCGGTAAGACCCTGTGCCTGTAAATCTTCTGTCTTCATATTCGTCGCTCCTCTCGCTTTTAGATGTGTTTTAGGACATGCCATCGATGTCCGATGCGCTTTTGCGTTTTAGGTCCGCATGACTGGATCCAACGGGACGGGGCTCGAACCCGTCCGGCCGCCGGACGTTGGCTGTAAATGAGGCATCAAATGGACTTTTGTTCTTCCGGAAAATAAAAAAAGCCGTTAGAAAATAACTTCGAATTTTTTGAAGTACTTTCTATTCGGCTCTTAGGCTCTATTGTAATGATCACTTCGTGCTTACATAGCTTACAGTAAGCTGGGAAGTTGATGAGTACCGTGTCTTCACGATACTTCAGAAGATGCGGGTTGCCACATATTGGGCACTCGTGCCAATTTTCCATAGGGATCACCCCACATCTAGTATAACCCTACGTTATGGCTTATGTCAACACTATGAATCAGGCCAGTTCTCGGATCCCTTTTGCGACGTTATACGCCTTACGCATCAGGCTGTTCTCCTGTAGGTATTCCAGCCCCTTCAGAGTGATCCGCATGTCATCGATCTCGACCACGGTACGGCCTGTGATGTCGGTGTGCACGCTTGCGCCTTTAACATATCCGGCATCAATCATCATCTCGATGTACCGCGCCCAGCGCTCCTCCGATACACCTAGGGCTTTTGCACTAATCGCGTCAGTATCAAGGATCGGGCAGTCCATTGCCTTTTCAAGTGCTGACAGAATAATATGAACAGCTTTGAAATTATTCATACCACACCTCTTTTCGCCTCTATCAATCACGACTCTTTGGCGGCAATTTTGTCTTCAGGCGAACTACTCTCCTTTGAATTTGATCCTTCAGGCTTCTTTTTCTTCTCCCAGCTGTTAACAAATAAGTCTCGATTGTCATCATCTACAACCACATCATCAAAAACAGCCCCGTTCGGTATCATACTCTACTCAACTCCTTTCCGGATCAACTCGTAAAAATCAAAATGGTTTAATTTCAACTGTTCTGGGTTAGTCATAAAGACCTCGTAAGGAACAGAAACAAACTCACGCATTTTTGATGTATCTATGCTTCCATCCGGCAAAAGACAATCCTGTTTCGACTTTGCATAAATTCGTCCCTGGTAATCCCTGATAAAACTATCGTTTCTTACGAGATAAATTGTACCATGCTTGCCACGCTTTTCATAGATGTCCTCTATGGATTTACCTTTGACATATTTACGCTTCAGTTCTTCTATTTTGTCTAGGTCAAACAGCTCTGCAATGGCATGACCAACTTCGTGGTGTGCCTCAGCGACCGAAAAGCCTTTTCGAAGTCTGATTATCCCCTGCCGATGGCTACTATGCTCGGCGTCGAATTGGATATAGCATTTGTCAATAACATCCCGAACTTTCGGAGACGATTTCAGATAAACCGATTCATAGAATTCATTGTCTTCTTTTAACGGAACCGCGCCCAAATACGAGTATTCATCCCCGATAGAATCATAATATCTCTTCGCGGCGGCAGTACTCCGAGAAGCCTCTTTCCTGCCCCATCCTGCCGTCTGAAGACGGTCTTGCTGTAATTGCAGGCCGTGCTCTTCACTGTACACGAAATAAGCCGCACGGTGTTCCTGCAGCTGTGCTGATGCCCGATCATAGTCTTGCTGGAGGGCAAACTTCAGCTTTTCATCCGATGTCGTAACAATCGATTCCTGAAGCGCTTCCAGATAGCGCTTATTGTTCCGGATGTCGCGTTCCATCCGGCGCTGCTCTTGCTGGTTCTCATAGCGTTCTTTGTTCTCTTCGTCGTTATAATCCTCGTAAGGATTCGTGCTGACACCTTCGATGAACGGGCTGAAATGGTGACGGCAGTTTGCGCCACATAAGCCTGTCACGGATCCGTAGCCGGTTGCTTCGGAAAGCTTCTGGTACTTCGTATTCGTTCCGGATATCGAATATACCTTACCCTGCCACTCCTGATGCGAAGGCCGCGCACCGGGATGAGAAGAAACAACTACCAGATCGGTATCCAGCTCCTCGCAGTTTGCAATACTAAGCTTCGCAGTCGCCTGTCCAACTCCGGTCATGACAGCTGTACGGACCGCGTTCTCGAGAGTCAAGGTTCTGCCGGACGGATATGACACCCTCATGCCGGTGCTTGCCAAATCCCTGATCGCATGCGATATCGCAGACGTATATGATTGCTGGGCGTAAAGGACACGCATCGAAATATCATCCATCGTGCTGATGAATTCCGCCTGCGTCTGGTTTGCCATTGTTTGGGTAAAATTATACAGGCTACCCATTGTCTGATTATAGATCGCCTGCAGTACCTGCAGCATCGCAGGTGATTGCGTGATATCGATCGGTTTAAGGCCTGCCGCTTTATACACGGAGTTATCATATGCCTGGCTCTTGTAGGTCGCCTGTTCGAAGATATCCTTGACTTCGTTCTGGGACTTCTTTGTCAGCTGCGCAACCTGCGTCACGATATCATCCATCAGCATACCGGATTGCTGGAGCTTATAAATCTGCCAGTCTGCGGATCCGGTAAGCTGAAAATCAGCCCCCACCAGACGTCTACAGATGTCTTTGATCACGAATGTATTCAGCTGTTCGTAGAGCTCTATGACTCTGTCGGAAACATTGTAGAGATAATCTGGTGAGAGCATAGTATCATCCTTTGAGCTTCTTTATCGCCGCTTCAAGCGTAAGACCCTGCTTGAGCTGTTTATGCAATGCTTTGTAATTCAGCTCTTCACAACGTGCTATTTCAGCCAGAGTCATTTGTTTTCCTTTGTGGTGATAATAGACGTTATTTGTTTTATTGTTTGCGTTTTGGAGCCTCGATATCCATCTGCAATTTAATGGTTCATAGTTTCCTGAGACATTTATTCTGTCAATCTCCAGACCTTCCTTGTACCCATTTGCCTTTGCCCAATCAAAGAAGCTAGATGCATCATGCCATTCAGCACACACGCAAATGCTCCTTGCACCGTAATCTTTGTACGACTTATTCTTTGGATTTTCACAACGATTAAGCATTGCTCGCCACACACCGTAGAGTTTCGATCTGCTTTCACCATGCGTTACTTGGGCGGCGTGCATCGAATCAACAGCACACTGCTTACACATTGTTGAATGACCACTCCTAAGGTTGCTGCCAGCAACAAGCACACGGTTTCCGCATTTGCACTCGCAAAGCCATTTTTTCTTTTTGCTGGGTACATCTTCTCCGAGCGAAAGAACATGCAGATTGCCAAAGCGCTTCCCGGTCAAATCAATCCTGATCATTTAAACAGCCCCTCCTGCGTACTTCCGGCTACTTCTTCAGCAATCTCTTTCGCTTCTTCTTCCGAATACCCCTCAAACTTCACAAAGTATCTCCACAGCGGGAACTTCCCTGACTGGACATACTGCCAATGCCTGTTTTTGTCATCCTCGAAGTTATACACGATGTCCCCAAAGGAGAAATCAAGCTCATATTCTCCCGCGGGTACATCAGAATACAGGTCCGCGTATTTATCCAACGCATACACAAGCTGTTCAACCGCGGCTTTGATCTGATCTCTGATATCCTTGATCAGCTGGATCGTTCTGCGATCGTCGGCTTCCACCTGCGTTGCAGTTACCATGCCGGTCTTCTGATCAAGCACAAAGTACCCGTCAGAAAATCCGCATTTGTAGCCGATCATAGAAAGCAGATGATTGATGCCCTGGATCCGAATGTCTGTCTTAAGCGGTCTGTCGATCGCCTGATAGAATTCTTTGTCGCTGGATCCTGTTACGTTAAGCACGTGCTTCGGAAGTTTGATATCCATCGGACCGGCAACCTTCTGTCCGGGTGCCCGGAGTAGTCTGTCATCCAGAAGCTCAATATCCTGCGAATTGAAAAGCTCATATGCGTTTCGACTGTATGCGATATCGAGATCCTTCATCTCTTCAATCGCCTGCGCATAGATCGACATGCCAAGCGGTGAGGATCTGTCAATGTTGTTTGCCGCGGGCATCTTGCAAATTGCAAATAGCGGCTTATCAAGTCTTGTCCCATCTGCTTTGGTGAGTGCCACTTCGGGAAGAAGCTGGGACCAAGTCGGTGTTGTCTCGATCGGAACAGGCTTTCCAATCTCACCAGCTGTTTTACTGCAATACGTCCTGTTAGAGATCAGATACTGAACACCTTCAAAGCGATGCCACTCCATTCGTGTATAGTGACGATCTCCGGCGTCATAGTAGTCAAAGAAGATCACGCCGATTATGTTGCGATTGCCGTCGATATCTGTGATAAGAAAGTTGTCAGGTGTTACAAAGTCCACACCGATTCCATTCGGTTTAAGCGCGATCGTACCGGCCATCGTCATCTGTTCGACAAAATCACGGAACTTCACTTTCAGCGCGTCAAGTTCTTTCTGCAGGAAGTCTGCACGAGGAGATCCGGAGATGTTCACATCGATATCCAGCGTCGTCAGTCTGGCTGTTTCTTCCGTGATCGACTTCGCGAAGTTGATGGTCTTCACACCATCTTCTTCGTCAAGCCAGTCGGGAGATCCTGCATAGATCTGTTCCCATCTTCTGACCGCTGCTTCCATCTTCCCGGAATGGATCACTGTTGCATTAAATTCCCGCGTAGCATCTCCCTCAAACATTTTCCCTATCACTCCTTTTAACCAAGAAACAATACCCATTATGCGCTGCTCCCTCTCCTGCTCCATAACGGCTCATAGCTGTACCGCAGGGCGTCAATAAAGTGGTTATTTTCATCCGGATATCCGGAAATAACATTGCCGTCTTTGTCGCGTTCATACTCGTATTCCGTGATCTCCTTGTACGCCTTCGGCGTTCTGGCAGGATCGATCACGATATGCTTGCCCTGCAACCATTTCATACCATACTCTACAGAGCCGGGACCCTTGATCGCGCCCTGCGCCGGAAGACCAAGATCGATGTAGTCATTGACGGATTTCTTCTCGGCACTGTCGCAGATAATCTTGTAATCATCATATCCGCGATTCAGGATCCACTGACCTGTCTGGGCGTTCTTTTCTTTGTTGGCGCCATACTCATCGATCAGATAAATCGTTTCAGTGTTGTGGTTGTAATAACTCCGAATAAACGCAAACGGGTCCGGATACCATCCCCAGTCAACGCCCTGGTAGATCCGGTCGAAGGTTGCGAGCTCATCATCAGGGATCTCACGTACCTCCACATATTCGAAAACATTACCGCCATCGCCATTCGGTATGCCCAGATACTCATGCTCATAGGCTTCGGGATTGATCTCTTTCAAGTGTTCAGCATCACTTATGAACTTCTGCCCAAGCCATTCTGCCGGTGCATCCAAATAGCAGGACGTATGTATTACTCGTTTATCATCCGGCTCAAGCTTCGCACGGTTTACCCAGTTCGATTTTGACTTTGGCGGGTTATAGCTGCTAAAGTCATACGCCTCATTACCGCCACGAAGAACCGACTGATTGACGGAACGCTCCTGCGCCGCCCCTTTCATCTGGTCCTTCTCTTCTTTCCACAGGATCCCGATATAGCCAAACTCAGGCTTGATGGACTTCAGCTTGGTTTCATCGTCAAGGCCGCGGAAGTATATCGTCTGCTTGGTCTTCGTGTAGATAATCTCAAGCGGTGATACCTTGCATTCGAATTCATCCATGAGCCCCAGCTGGTTGATACACCACTTCAGCTGTGCGTATACGGAATCCTTCAGCGTGCCTGCAACCTGTCTTGTGACACATGCATGTATAAGCGGATGGTTCTTTAATAGCTCGATGATCTTGAAACCGATGTATGACGATTTCAGACCACCACGACCGCCCTCGAAGACATACGAGATGTTCGGCTCGATATGTCTGTTGATATCGACAAACGCCTTGCCGATCACTCGCGCCGGGAGCTCGTACTTCTTTGAGTCAGACTTTCCTGCGGCATCGCAAAGTTCCTGAACAAAACGCGCCGCTTTGCTGTCTCCGTTTATGGCCGCCTGGAACTGACCCGCCACAAGCGCTGTCATCATATCGCGATCATCCGGATCTACATCACACAGCATCCTGCTAATCTTCCGCTGTCCCACATTGTTAAGCGGGAGTGATGCAATCATAGCAGCTGTCTCACGCAGGTTCTTGTTTCGATGCTTGGCTTTTGCAGCAATCGGTCCGCCCCTGCGTCCCATTTCAGCAGCGTTCTCTTTCGTGAATGGTTTTAAGTTTTTCTCATTAGCCACTCATATCACTCTCCAGAATATCCGGCAGATCTCTACCGGGTTCAGACCAATCGACTCCGAATCTATCCATGATCACTCTAAACTCCTCAATATCGTGCGGATTGACAATGTACTTCGGATCCAGCGTCTTGTCATCAAGTCCCACGTGAAGCAGCTCATGCCAGAGAAGAACCTTGATCTGGTTCTCGGTAAAGTCAGCCACGTTCGGTGCGTAGACCGTGATCAGAAAGTCATACTTACACCAGGGCGAATAAATCGGATCCACTTTCCGGCAATCTGCAAACACCGTCTTGGGACCGTGGTGCTTCTCTTCGTCAGAGGACAAATACGCGATCCGGATCTTCGCATCACGAATAAAGCGCAGCTCCGGTATATGTCTTATGATCTTTCTTGCTATAGCGCCATACTCCGGCGCACGTTGGATGTCGTACATACACAAAACAAAAAGAGCCGGATACATAGACAGTGTCTACATATTCGGCTCAAAGGCTCTGTTGTTATTTCAAGTGTATTATAACTTGTGGGAATAGCAACTGTCAATAATATGCTTTTACGCCACAGCCACGTATTTCTCGAAGATATTTATGCTGTAATCCTCTCCGCGTCCGGCTGTGATCATCCCTGTTAATATTTTTGTCTTAATATCCTGCATGGTGTCCTCCCCTAAAAACAAAAATATCCGCGGCGCACCGGTTAAGCACGCCGCTTTAGTATTAAACAATCATCTGTGCGATCCGTCTGTAGTCGATCCGTGTGCCGGAGTCAAATACTACCAACACCCGATCCGCCTGGATCTCATACCCGGATACGACCTCTTCCTCGCATCCGTTCGCATCACTGATCATCAGCTTTGCACCGATCGGATACTCGTGCCGGATCCGACTGAATCGTGTGTTCACCTCCGTCATGTGATAAGGCGGATGCTTAAAGAACGGAGACACGTTTGAATGCCTGGTCATTTCGTCGTATGACATATTTGTGTGAAACTTTTTGGCTGCCTCACGCTTTGCGCTTTTCATACACGCCCTCCTTTGTCAAAATGTTGATCGCGGTCTGAACCGTGCACCCCATCTCATCCGCGATCTTGGAAGCGTTCCATCCGGCTTTATACAGTGCGCAGATCTTGCCGCGGTCGTAGGTCTTTTTCGCCGGCTGACCAAGCGTGACAGCATTCTTGGTTTCCTCTTGCTTGGCAGCGGGCTCTTTTTTGGCTTCTTTCTCTGACCCTCTCTCGCTGTCCTCACGCTGGCTGATAAATGCCTTGATCTTCTTTGCACAGTCTTCGCAGTAGTCTTTATCGATCTGCATCGATGTCAGCTCTGACATGTTTTCACGATCAACAAAGTCCTCACTGACCGGATCCAGAAGCTCCGGAATGATCCTGAAAAAGTTTCCGGGTATTTCCTTGCCGCATCTATCACAGAATATCTTTTGTACTTTCATTTCATTCCTCTCTTTCCTCGCTTTCCTTCACATCGTTCATGATTCTCGCTGCAAGCATTAGTCCGTAGTTTATTCCCATTGGGTAATCGGCCGAGCAATCTATCACGACTTCATCTAGCAATCTATCATATACTCTCTCCGTGAATCTTTTTAGGACCTCTTTCTCTTTCATGTTTATTCCTCACTTTCTACCTTGATAATCACATTCTGCCCTGTTAATTCTTTATAAAGCTGTTCTGCTTTTTCACCCGTAAATATTTTTATTGGGGTATAGAATAAACTATCGCTTTCTGCAACACACATTACAGATATATCTTCGTTTGACTCTTCATAAGTTATCGTTAATGTTCTTGTCATCCCTCTTCCTCTCTTTCTGCTTTAACCATCTTTGCACCTTTTAAGGTATCACGGGTGAGGATTTGCACCCCACATGATGGTTGTTATCGTTTTCGAGTACTCGTAGCGCACTCTATAAATAGTTTATGCTCCGTCGCTTTTCCCTTCGTCTTACTCTGCGTCTACCTATTCCGCCACCGTGA